GCCCTGGTGGGCATCCGTTCAAATCGGAGTTAATAATATGTTGCGTAAAGAGCGGTCGGTGCTTGTTAATCCGCCTACACAAACTGGCGAGCAAACTCGAATTCGAGCAACCTACTATGTAGGTCCTCCTTCGGGCTATGCTATTCCAGGACGTGCAGATGGTACGAGCGCTGCTGTCTCTACGCTGCCCATATCGTCGACCCTAGGGTCTAAAGTGGAAGTAATGGACTATGACATTCCTGTCAGAAGTTCAAAACGCCCCATACGGTACGTTAGGCATATTAAGTTAGATCCTCCGAAAGCCACCATTACGCCCGTTTGTTATGACGGGAACGCTAGTGGCTTGGCTATAAGTGTGGGATCTGCCCACACGCAATGGACCGCGACAGAACGGTATGAAAATACTCGACTGCCGTGGGCCGAGGCTTGGACTATCGCTAGCCCGAAGCTTTGGTTTCGTCCCACTGCGACGACGACTATTGCATCACTGGGGCTCTCTGCCCCACCGTCGAAACTAGTAACGATACCAGCAAAACTGGTGTCCGCACTAGAGGGTATTCATCTGACTACACAGGCGTGGGAGGCTGCAGAGCTTCCTGCGTTGTATCGCATGTTTACCAAGAGAGGTGCGTTCTTAGCCCTCGCAAAAATGTTAGCCACGGAGCGCTTCTATAGCGCCGGCAATCTTGCCCGGCGCGCGAAGACTCTAGGCCGACTAATGCGCGAGAACCAGCTAGGCTTCTCTTACGGCGTGTTTCCCACTATGGGTGACCTTCGGAAGGTCATTCAAGAGTGCAAACGCATCAGAGAACAGTACGACGTCGTAACCGCGACAAGTCGCGGCGAAAACGGTATGTCTCGACAGCACGTGTTTGGTGAAGGCACATTTACTTTAAAAGGTAGCTGTGTCGAATCCAAGTCCGTATTGCGTGTTGATGGTGGGCACCTTGTTTACCGGCGGCCTAGGCCGACGGATAGCATAAATGCTCTCGAGAATGCGTGTCAACGCTGGTTGGGTGCAAACCCTACTGGTTGCTTGTGGGAGATAACTCCCTTTAGCTTCATTGTCGATGCTTTCTTAAGTATTGATGATGTTCTTGACACTCTCTGGTTACGCAGCCAGAACAAATACGAAGTTGAATACTGGTCTTCTATAAAGTACCAGTACCTCGCCGATCTGTCGTTTGCCGCCCGAGGAGAGTGTGATCCGGACGATAGTTATTACGTCCGCCACCCTGTCTGGAAGGTAGCATCCACTGATAGTGGCTGTTTGGGTTGGTCCAGCTACGAACGCTGGAAAGAAGAGCCTCCGAGTCTTCTTGAACTCGTGCGACCGAAAGGCATTAATACCCGTAATGGATATTTGTTTGCCCTAATTGCACTCGGATTCCTACCGCCTGGAACTAAGGCGAGACGATAGTGTCCTTGGACTACTCGAAAGAGCGTCCATTATGAACCATGAATGATACCCACAATGTGAAGTCCCTCTTGGCTAACGCCATTACGGGTACCCAACTTGACTCCGTCGCGCTGGCCTATGCACGCGTCGCGTCAACTGACTCGAAGGTCGCTCTTCGACGGTTTAGTAATCCGTCGCTAGTTAGCACTCTTCGTATCTCCCACCAACCCCGAAAGGCCGTTGGTGATACCTCGGTTCAGCGCACGCTTTGTGCGTTTGACCAGGCACGTATCCGCCTCGATGAAAACGACATCCCAACCGGGGTGTACGTGAATTCGAAGGTGGCGTTCCAATGCGATATCCCCTCTGGGCTTACCGCAGCGGAATTTAAAAGCGACGTACGTCGGCTCATCGGTCTCCTCGCGGAGAACGATTGCGCTCTCGTGGACGCGCTCTTTAATACGGAGCAGTAAACTACCACTAACAACAGCTATGTTATACATAGTGTTGTTGGATGTTTACAGTCACCTGCACCTACTCCATTCATTGGAGTAGTGTGCAGTTAGATGGAATCATTCAAGCAACGTATAAACGATAAAAGGGTTACATATGAATAATAACAGTATAAAATGTTATGAGTGCCTGTGCTCAGACCTCGGAATGAGGCTTCGCAATACTACGGTTAGCGAAGCAGCCATAGGGGCCGTCCGCAAGGATTTCCTGCTCTGGCTCGAGAATGAAGATGATTCGTCCCTGTTCGCGACGTGGGCGGTAGCGTTTGATGAGATATATGCAAGTACGCATACCTTGGTCATTCGGAACGTGCTCCTTGAGCGCGGTCCTTGTGACTGGTACTCGTGGCAAGCAACTCTCAGCGCCGCCGTATCCGACGTCTATCAGGTTCTGTCATTTCCATTGAAGATAGAAGTAACTTCCACCACAACGACTCAAGAAAATGAGTACATTAGGAAATTCCTCGAAAACGAGGAAGAGACGGGTAAGTTTAAGGTCGACCGCAATAGCGATCTCCTTAGGCTCACTAGGTCTATTGTTCGCCGCACCCTCCAAAATTGTGACCTTAGTGCCAACGCTCTTAGAGGGCGTGGCCGACATGGTCCGGGTGCAGTCTACGGGAGGGAAGTAGGTACAGATAAGAATTATCTGCACTCTCCCCCTCTCGACTTGTTAAAACAGTATGGGTGGGAAACGTTCTTTGCGAACGCTGACTACTTGTATGAATACAACAGGGCCTCCAACTACGACAGGTCAGAACGACATGTCGTGGCTCGGCTGGCGCTTGTCCCAAAAGACTATCGCGGACCTCGTGGTGTTTTCATCTCTCCCAAGGAAGCAGTTTTCTGCCAACTTGGCCAAGAGTCGATACTCCGTGAGGCCCTTAGTCGTACGTGGGTCAGGCATTGCTTCAACCCAACCTCGCAGGCTCCTTCACAGGAGGTTGCTTGGCTGGGAAGCATAGATAAGTCGTGGGCGACACTCGATCTCAAAGATGCGAGTGACAGAGTTCCGTTGCCACTAATGGCATACCTCTTGCATAGGGAAGATTATTTAGCCCTTGCAAGAACACGTCCGAGTTTTGTTGAATTGCCTGGACATCCCGGCAGACACAAACTTAGGATGTTTGCGCCAATGGGGGATGGGAAGACCTTTCCTGTCCTTTCGTTTCTGTGTTGTTGTGCTTCTATGAGCGCCATATGGCTGGCTCGTGGGGGGACGGCAGCACGACCACCTTCCTTACGGGAGTTGGGTGCGTTAGCACGTGGGAATCTACGAGTGTTCGGCGACGATGTCGCTACACGCCCGCAGTACTACAGTGCAGTGTGTGGATCCCTTGAGGCTCATAACCTTAAGGTCAATGTTGGGAAGTCGTTCTACAAAGGCTTCTTCCGTGAGTCGTGTGGCCTTGACGCCTATAGAGGCCGAGTGGTCACGCCATTGCGGTTGCGGTGTGAGTTGGACCCGACGACGGACCCGATCAAGTTGATCGAGTTCCATAATCGTATGGTTACCAAGTTCGCGCACCTGAAGAGGACGATTGCACACGTAAGGTCGTACATTGAGTCGACCTGGGGAATAGTCGGATACACAAGTCGTAGTGACATGTGCCCGACGTGCCTCCAGGTCTCGGCTGCCGAGATAGCAACGATGGTTAAAGCCTATCCATGGAGACATAAAGACTCCCGGACTGACTTAACCACTTCGCTATCGTGCGAGATCTCTAGTGCCTTATTCATGCAGGACTTTGACATACAAGTCGCAGCCCTGCAGGTTGTTAGGCAATCTAGTCGGCAGTTGATACGTTGGAACACTGACAAGCAGTGTTTTGAACAATATGTGCTAGGACCACATCGGGGCTTGCGCCTCGACGCTGGAGAGGATCCCTGGTGGGATCTGAACTACTGGTTGATAACACATCATCATAAACACGAGGAGAGTACCTCGCCTTGGCGGTCAAACACGACTCCCATTGTAAGTGGTAGCATGATGAACACCGCGCGCTTAAACACGCTCCGTGAACTGTTAGCCATTAGTCCTATCCGTATCAAGCCAGAGACTGTTACACTGGCTTGGGTACAGCTT